ACGTCCAGATAGTGTCTGTCTCACCGTTGATTGCGATCCATCCGTTTTGTCCGGTCGGATATGCTGTAATCAACGCATTTTTATTTTCAAACCACCCTAAGTTACCGGAAATTTCTGCAGCACGATCTGCTTCACTTTTGGCTCGATTTGCCTGCACCAATGCGCTTTCGGCACTTGCTGCAGCTTCATGGGCTTTTGCAGAGGAGATGTTCTCTGATGCTTTTGCAACTCTGGCGCTGCTCTCTGCCGCCGCTGCCGCCTGTACGGCATCGTTTGCCTTCTGCGCCGCTACGGTGCGGCTCCCAGAGGCGTTCTCGCTGTGATCTCTGGCTCGTTCCGCATAATAAAGCGAGTTATCCTTATCCTCGCCCTCACGGCTCCCTGTGCCGCCCACAGCGTAGCTTTTCGCAGCAGTGACCTGTTGGTTACCTGCCTGGTTAATCTCGTTCCTCTGGGCGCTCCCGGCTTCTTGGATGGCTTTTAACTCTTGCTGTCCCTTATACTCGATTGTGCTGACTGCCTGCACCACCTTGGGCCCGATTTCGTTTGCAGCGTTCTCCGCTCGCTCCGCTTGCTCCTTTGCAAATACCGCTTGTTCTGCGAGGGTTCCCATTTCTATGTAGAAGGTTTCGAGGTTCTTTTGATACCCTCCTTTTTTCGCTGCTTCATAGGCGCTCTCTCCGGTGATGCGTAGCGGTTTCGGGTTTTCCAGTCCACGATTGTTTTGCCAACTCAGCACTCCCTCCGAGCTGACAGCCGGCAGGAAAGTGCCGCCCTCCTTTCCCTCCGGTCCGGGAGGACCCACAGGTCCCGTTGGTCCCTGCCTTCCTGCAGGTCCTCGCTGTCCCTCTGGGCCTCTCGCTCCGGTGGATTCTGCCGTTCTTGTCCTGTTGGTGGGGTTGCTGATGATAAAGTCTACAGCCACATAGTCCGTGCAAATCTGTCTTGTTCCCAGCAGTCCCTTAATCGCCCGGAAGATGATCGTGCCACTACTTTGCAGTAGCTCGTTTGGCACCATCATATAGTTACTGGATAGTGCTATTGTTCGGGTCTGTGCATCCCTTTTAATTTCAACGGATCTATATTCATTTTCCCAGTCGGATGCAAACGAAAAGACAAGACGGCACCCTTCTCCGTTTACGATGTTCAGCTGGGTTGCGTCGAAATCCAGAAGACTCCCTTGCACGGTTGCATAGATTGTTTTCATTTCTGTCCCTTCTGGGGCCCGTTTCTATTCTTTTTTTCCTTTTCCCATAAAACAGAGCGGGCTCCCTTTTCCCATTCCGTTTTCTGCTTTTGCCTGTTTCTTTATGTTTTTATGTGTTTTCAGCTGTCAGACCGTCCGCCTGCTCCTGCGTAATCCAGCCCGCCTGCACAAAGGTTACAAGGTCTTCTTTCTGGTATAATCCCATGTCAAAAAGTTCTTTGATGGTATCAAACATCTTTCTGCCTCCTTACTGCTTTTCGGTCTGCATCTTGGCTGCCTGCAGCAGCGCTGCCGCTGCTGACTCTGCCGCTGTCTTTGCTTTTTCATATTCTGCACGGCTTACAATGCCGTCCTGCCCCGCCCGTTCTTTCTGAAGGGCATCCATCTCCTCTGCGCTTAAAATCCCCAGCTCTACACCCATCTGCAGGTGCGCGTCGGTTGCAATGTAATCGCGGTATCTCTGAATTAACATTTCCTTTGTCATTATGCTTTTTCCCCCTGTTCTGTTTCTGTCGGTGTTTCCGTTGGTGTTTGTGCCAGTAAAATTGTGGTCTGCTCCTGTGCCAGCCTTGCGTTCTGCAGCATCAGGTAGGTGATATCTTCAGCATTCCTTGTGGTTGCAGGCACGTTGGTGTTTCCGCGATAAATTTTGACGCACGAGCTGCTACCGGGGCTTCCTGGATCTTCGTCTCCTTTTCCGTTAGTTCCATGTCCGCTCGCACCTCCTCCACTTCCTCCGTAGCTATGCTCATTTCTGGCGCCTGCGCCGCCGCTTGCACTGACAGAAAATCCCGCATCTTTGCTTTGATAAGTACCGTATCCCCCTTTTTCGCCCTGTACATTTCTGAGATTTCCTCCGGAGGCTGTTCCTCCCTCTCCACCTGTCCTACTTCCTCCGTTCCTACCGCTTGTTGCTGTCATTCCTGCGCAGGTGACCGTTGAACCGACTGTATAGGAAACGGTCTCTCCTTTTTGCTTTAAAAATTTGGATTCTGCAAATCCGCCGCATCCACCACCTCCGCCTCCGGTAGCCTTGTTATAGCCGTCGTACCCGCCGTCTCCGATGTCTGGTCCTTGAAATTTGCCGTCTCCGCCCTTTCCTCCTCCTCCGGCAACAACAATTTTAAAGTATCCTGTTTCAGGGAAGGTAAAGGAACCGGAATTGGTATCGGTTTTGACTAAGCTCCAAGAGGTCGGTTCATCCGGGATAAGGTTTGGGGTAACAGTAACGGTCATGTCTTGTTCTGAGTCATATCCGCCTTTTATGTTTGCGGCATAAGCGCGGAAATAATAGGTTTTTCCATGTTGTACTCCGCTGTAGGTAGCCATCTCCGCAGGCCCTCGGTAGATCTCGATGCCATCCGAGATGCTCGTCGGCTTGCTGCCTTCCTTCATAACGATGACTGCATTGGCAAAAAACTTCGAAGTTTTCGGGTTTGTCCATCTTGCGGTCACAGTACCGCCCTTGTCGCTCGCTGCCTGCAGTGCAGTGATTCCCGCAGGGTTGCCCGGGGTCAGCGATATAGTTGCTGTCGCTCCACTGCTTGCATCGTTGAAGGTGTTCGCAGAGTTATAAGCAAACGCCCTGTAGTGGTAGTTCTCATCATAGGTCAGCGCACTGGTATCAACAAACGATTCCGATTTTCCCTCATATACCTTGATGCCGTCTGTTGGCTCTACCGGCAGGCTGCCCGTTTTTCTAATTACAACTGTTCTATCCCAGTATTTACTCTCTGCCGGATTTTTCATCGTTACCTTTACCCGATAGCCATCGGTGTCGGTGCTAACGTCCGCTACTGCCAGATTCGTTACCTGCCCTGGCTTTCCTGGGGTAATGGTTACCTCTGCGATTGCGCCCGCAGAGTCCACCTGGTATTCATGATTACTGTTGTGCGGGAATGTCCGGTAGTAGTAGCGTCCCCCAACCTTTAGATTAGTGGTGTCAGTGTACGACCCTGCTGTCCCATCATACACCCTGGTACCATCGTTCAGGCCGTTCGGAGCACTACCTTCTTTACGGATGAGAACAACGCCCGCGCAGTTTGTCGGTGGATTTGTCCATACAAGGTCTATTTTAAGCTCTGCATCTGTACTGTTGTTTTTTGCCGAAAAATTTGTTACCTGCGCCGGCAGTGGCTGCTTAATTCCTGCGGTGCTGCCGACATGGTTGGAATAGAATACCCGAGCTGTTTCTCCCGGGTTTGGCATAGTGCGTCTAAGCCTAAGCTGCAAGTCAATCTGGATGGTCGGCAGCACCTCATAGGATGTAAACGTGATCTTTCCGCCCTGATTGTATGCTTTGATCGCAATTTGGGAGCCATTAAGCTGCCGGTCCATCTGTGCGCTGGCCGAAAGCTCCGGCACCACATTTTCTTCCACTTGTTTGGTGTACTCTTGCGTATAAACGCCCTCTTTTAGCTTCCAGCTTTCTTTCGGGAGAGTAACCTCTTCAACACCAATATAGTGCAGTGTGTCATCGTTGATATGATCTTCCACTGTCGTGCCATTTGGCATATCTACATTCGATGCTTTCGCCCCGATGTCATACCATTTTTCGGTACCATTGGCGTCCTTATACTTGAATTTTTTTGTGACTGGCATTTGGTTTTATCACTCCTTAATCTGAAATATAGCAGATGCCATAAGGCACCAGCTCCGGTAAATCATGCAATGTGCTGACATAAACAATCGACCCGCTGCCTGCTTCCGGCTCTGTCTCCACCCCTTCCGGCGGAGCGGTGATGATATCATCATCCAGCACCCAACAGATGCCATAAGGATATAGCTGTGGAATTTGCGCCTGGCTGGTGACATAGCTGACGCTTCCGACGTCCGGTTTTTCCTCTGTGCGCCCTTCCTGATCTTCTTCTGATTCCACCAGAAACCAGATACTGTAGTCGCCCATGACTGGCTCCTGCGTTTGCGGTGCCACATAGGTGCAGCTGCCGTAGTTATCATGGAATCCGATCGTGTAGCTGCGCATCACCTTGAAATAATAGGTATCCTTCTTTCGCTCACTAACCGGAATATCCTGACCTTCAGGAATAACAACTATGCTCGTCAGAGCGTCCAGCATGTTATTGATTTCAATCTTGGTATAATACCGATTGTCTGCTGTGATTTGCGTCAGCAGCCCCGCCGGGTCAAAGGTGACATTCACCGTGTCTGCGTTGCCATATCCCATCGAGACGTTCCATTCGATTGAGAAGCCTGGCATTTCGCTTGCAGTCGGTACCTCGTCCCCGTCCTCCTCTGTCGCCACCTGACAGATGCAGTACAGGATTTCTCCTGCATCTGGGTCCTTTGCATAAAAGCCCAGCTGCCTTGCCTTGTACGGCACTGTCACATGGCTGTTTTCAAGCAAAACCGGCACAGTAACCGTTGCTGTATCTTCAAAGATTTTGATTGGCTGGAAGTACAGACTGCTCTTTTCTCCAATTACGCCGGTCTGAAATGGAAGGTCCGGCTCCGGGACATATCCCGTTCCCACCACTGCTCTGGTCAGATCCAGGGTAGTCCCCTTGGTCAGCTTTGCCTGTAAAAGCAGCCCGGCCTTTGTCATTGTGCCTTTTGGCCAGATGCTCATTCTGCTTTCACCTCCAAATGATATTTTTTATGCTGCGTCAGCTTAATCCCAATAAAGCACTGCACCGATGCGTCCACCAGCTTCTGCACAAAAAAGTCATAGATCAGATGGGCCGGTTTGGCCGCGTCCACCTCCCGCTTCATCCGGGATATATCTCTTGGATAATCTCGTAGCAGCAGGGTGAATTTGTTTTTTCCGGTCCGTTCCTCCACCGCTACCTCAACGCCTGCGGAGTTGCTGGCAATCTGGGACAGCCTTTTGGGATTCATCGGTCCTCTTGCCATCATCTTGTTCTGCACCTCTTTGCGCCGCTGCTCCAGCGTCCATGCAGGGTCTGGCACAATCCCGTATTCATTTTCCCAGAATCCAATGCTCCAGGTTGCTGTCTGTGGCGTCACCTGCAGCGTCATTCCCTCTGCCCAGGTCTTCATGTCGTCCAGCTGCATGCCGATGATCTGAATCAGCCACAAAAATGTATATGCTTCCCCATATTTGGGAGTTAAATACGTGATGATCTGCTGCGCTTCCTGGCTCCGGAGAATCTCCTCCATTAGCTCAGTCCGGTAAAACAAGCGCTCCACCTCCTGTCCCATTTTTAGGTGTCCCATTTTGGGCATTGATTTGTACGCTTATATTATGGGCTTTAGCCTGGGACACCGTCCCTGATATACTTACTGGCAAGTTATCAGCAAATTAACCGCTGTTTATTGGATTGTCCGATTCAATAAATCAAGAAATGATCTGCGAATAAAAAACTTGATTCCTGTCCCATTTTTAGGTGTCCCATTTTGGGCATTGATTTGTACGCTTATATTATGGGCTTTAGCCTGGCGTTAGCCGATGGGGGATTCAGCAAGTTACCAGCAAGTTGATTTTAAGCAACATTTCCTTCTGTAAAATCAATCATTTCTATTGTGATTTGGGGGAGTTCTGTTTTTAAAATCGGGATATTTAACGTATCACTGTTGATAAGTAGGTTTTCGTAGTCATGGACACCTACAGTCTCAGAGAGGATAGAGCCCACCCTGGTGTATCGGATTTCTTCTTCCTGAATGGCATCTTTGAAGTAATTTTTGATACTGACAAAAAAGGCTTGCTGTACTGCTTCAATGGTGGAGTTTTCAAGTTCAATAATCGCTTTGATATGTATTGGGATTGTGTTCGGGGGGATAACTTTGAGGTAAGCATTGACCGGTGCCAGCCGTTTTAGGTCCTCTGGTCCCGTAGCCATGATATAGTTGTATACCTCCTTGCATAGCTCTGTGGTGGCGGGATCTCCGTTGGAATCAATCAGGATTATAGTTACAAGCCCTGTATCGTCCTGTGCTGGAATAATAACGGCCCTGCCGGTTCCGTCAATGCTTTCCGCCCAGCGTTTGTAATCATTGGGGTTCCCGACAAAAGATTGGCCCTGTGTTTTGTCGTACTCACTGACACGGTCTCGCAGGCTGTCATCGTCCTCTTCCTCCGTTCCACCGGATGTGGGGTATTCGTTGTTGACTCCGGTGATACCTGTGATTTGATTGGACTTGAGGATAATTGTGTTTTTAGTTACGTTCCCGACAGTACCGGCTTCTGTGGCCTGAATGGAGATACTGATTGTCCCTTCTCTGGGGATGGTAGCATCCATTGTGGTACTAAATTCGATTGCTGCGCCGCCGTTGACCGATGCTGTGGAGAACTTGGTCCCTTTTGGGATAGCAGTACCCTCTTTGCCGGATACCTTAATAACTCCGATGGCATAGGTGGGGGATTTGCGGATGATTCCCCTGTTCTCTGCATGCAGATCCATCCAGTTCCCGTAGGCGAATTGTGGGAATAGCAGCTGCAAGGTTTCATTGAGCTGGAACTGCGCAAACTTCGATTTTTCTATGGCGGTTGGTCTTGTCAGGTCCCAGGGGTACTGTCCGAAGCTCTTATCAATGTCATCCGGCAGCTCTTTGAGCATAGCATCATGGATTTCATCGACGCTCTGATTCTTTAAGAATTCGGGGGTTGTGTATTCTGCCATGCCTCTCACCTCCTAGTTGTTCATTCTCACTGTGATATCGATTGTGGCGTCGTCGATTCCCACCAGAGAGAGCATGACGTCCACGCTGTCTGGCGCGATCCAGTTATATTCAATGCTTTGGATATACTGCAGCCTTTCATACGGATCTGCCTCCAGCGCCTCGGTAATGGTGCGGGTCAGGATGCTTTCCGCTTCCTCCCTGGTGGATGCTCTGAAGGCGGGTTCGATTTCCACTCCGTAGTCGGATGGATAAGCAAGGCAGGCGTATCGCGGTGTCTGCAAGCATTTGATGCACCAATGGTGCCAGGCGTCGGTGCCGCTGCTGGGGATGATTTGATTTTTACCGTTCCGCAGTAGGTCTCCTGTCCGGTCGTCAAAATAGACGCTGCCTTTGTACCCGATCCGTCTTTGTTCCTCCAGGTCTTCGGCGGTGATCTCCAGCTCCTCATCAAAAAAATTATCAGGGTATAAATATGGCATCTGCTATTCCCCCTTGAATTTTGGCCCGTCTGCCGGCAGTACAATGTCCACGACAATCGGTTCTGATCCTGCCCACACCACAAGGACACGATCTCCCGGTTCGATTGGTCTCAGGCGCTTTGGGAATAAAACAATGTGTTCATGCAGTCCCGCTTCTGGGTGCTGGTGATTGGAAGCGATAGGGTGCTGATGCAGCCCGGCCTTTTTGGTTTTGGTAAACGGCGGGCTCTCGCTTTCGTCCAGCCAGTAGTGGCGGCATACCATGTAGTCGGACGGAGGAAACGGGTTTGCAGGGTTACTGTCTACCTTGAGGCTCATGTCTCCCATGATGTTTCCAAGCTCTACTGTTGGGGTTTTCCCGTAGTTTGCTACCTGCCCCATCCGTTTTTGTATCGTTCCGGCCAGCTTTTCTTTGCCGGTTTTGTTTCGCATTACCTCTCTACCTCCATCCTCATTTTTTTCTTTTTGGCGTCGTGATCCACCGACACCACATAAAAGGTTCCGGATAAATCACCGGCAGAAACGCTGATTTTGTCTCCCTTTCTTACCCACGGGCAATCAATCCCGTTAATAGAGAAACTTTCAAAAGGCTTTCCGTTTTCGTTGATCAGCTCCTGGGCCTCTTGTTTGGCTTCTGCCAGGGTTGTCCCTTCCTTTCTCTCAATGATCGCCTGAAGCGTCCCGTATGCCCCTGTCTGCCCTTTTACAATGGCTTCCACGGGGCTTCGTCCTTCTTTGTCCTCTTTTCCGGTGATGGCTACCTGCGTAATGACCCCGGAAAGGGTTCTGCTGCTGGTCGTCTGCTCCACATTCTGTTTGGACACAAAATGATAGATCGTCCCGTTGGTGCCCCGCTGGCTGACGGTCATCGTGTCGTTTGCGCTGCGGATGATGTACTTTTGCCCATTTTGCTTTTTGACTTCCTTGAGCAGCTCCAGAAACATATCCGAGATATATTTCTTTTGTAGTTGGTTGGTCTGCTTGGGGTGGGTGATGCTTGCAAATTTATAGTTGAGCTTGATTCCCCACTTTCCGCAGATGGTGGAGAAAATAGATCTCGTACTTTTCCCTGCTGGAAAATAAAAGGTATCCTCGCTGTTTTCTGCATAGATCAGGTGGTCATAGGCTACACAGGGCAGCACCTTTTCGTCCGCGCTGTTGTATTTCCTTGTCCAGATGGTACCCCGGAACATTTCCTTTTTTCCGCTGCCGGTGTCAGCGTAGACATATATTTTGTGTGCGATATCCACGATTCCGGACATGAGTCCGGATTTTGTCTTGATATTTGCAATCGTAAAATCGCACTTTTGTGCCAGCGAGTTTTCCCCTTCTGTTAAAGAGAGATTCTCAAGTACGTTGGTGATGTTGTATTTTGAGCCGCCGCCAGTCACCAGATAGGCGCTGTATTTTGGATTTTCCAGAGAGGCTTCCACTTCTTTTCCTCCTGTTTATAGCTGTTTTCTTGTGTTTTTGGATGTTTATTTCGGCAACTTTAAAATTTGCCCGGGATAAATAGTGTATTTGCTGTTTCCGGTTCCTTTGTTTCGCTGATCGATTACCGATTGATTTGTACTGTATAGCTGTTTGTAATTGCTGCCGCTACCCAGATACTTCTGCGCGATTTCCCATAGGCTTTCATTTTTTCGTACAGTGTGCGTTGCTGGGGTCGGGGAAACGGGGCGTTTGGGGGTGGTTTTGCTTTGGGTCTTGCTGGTCTTGGTGGTTGTGATGTCGATGTTCCTTGCATCGATAAACTCGATGGAATAGTCAGCGTCCCCGTATCCGCCCTGATATTCCATGTCGTAGCTGCTCAGATAGACATCGTGGTTGATAGGGGTGCCTATGATCATCAGCTTAAGCTCCGTCCCCTGAGTGCGCCAGTACGAGAAGATAGTTTGGATATCCTTTGGCGATTGCCAGACCCCTCTGATCCAGGGCTCTCCAATTCTGCCTTCCCCTGGCAGCATGCCCGACCAGCTGTAGCTTCCGATTTCCAGGACGCTGGGGATCTTCACGGCCCCCAGGTCCAGGATGTTGTATGTCGCAAAACCGGTTGACTGCCCGATTTTGATTCTTTCGGGCAAGGCTGGGAATTGTAAGGATCGGCCTCCGCCCTTTTCGGTGATGAAGATGTCCACTAGATTCCCCTCCTATCCATTAGGTTGCTGCCAGCGGCATATTCTCGAATGCCTCTGACAGTGCTTCTGATACGATTTCGCTGATTGCGTCTGCTATTTCTCCGCGCTGGCTGTTGATGCTTTCCAGAAGGTTCCCAGCCACGCCAGAGACGGTAATTGTGATATTGCCGATCTGCACATTGACTCCTGATGATGCAGATGGTGCGGCGATATTGCCAGCTCCTCCTATCGTTGCCGGAGCTGGGATTGTGGGCTGCGGTTTGGCTGGAGCTCCTACAAATCCTCCGTTGGCATGCTGCGCAACGCCTAAGACCTGTCCGGCTTTTTCCCAAAGCTCCAGCCCTCTGCGTCTGCGGTGTCCGCCCAGTGGGATGACGACTTCTGGTCCGTCCTCCGCCAGCCAGCTCAGGGTTTTAGATCCTACAAAGCTGCCGTTGGCGTTGTTGGCCGGGTTTGCTTCCTTTCGGCCTTTGCTAAAACCGGAAGAAAAGTCATCCCACCATCCGCTTACCTTTGTTTTGGCATTTTCGTAGGCGCTTTTTAGTCCTGTTTTTGCTTTGTCTGCCCAGTTGCCCAGGCTTTCTGCAGCAGAAGAAAAAGCAGATTTTACTTCGCCCCAGCCGTTTTTCCATTCTTCGGCTTTGGCGCTCCAGGTTGCTTTTGTCTCTGACCAGCTGTTCTTCCACTCATCCACTTTCGAGGACCATGTGGCTTTGGTAGTTTCCCAGCCTTGCTTCCATTCGTCTACCTTGCTTCCCCAGGTTGCCTTGGTGGTTTCCCAGCCATCCTTCCATTCCTGGACCTTGTTTCCCCAGGTGGCTTTGGTATCTTCCCAGCCGTCTTTCCATTCCTGGACTTTGGTTGCAAAGTTTTCCTTTGTGGTATCGACAAAGTTACCCCACTTTTCAGGGATAGTTTCAGTAAAAAGCGAGCTTGCTCCGTCTACAAATCCATTCCACTTTTCAGGGATGGTCTCAGTGAAGAACGAGCTTGCGCTTTCAATGAAGCCGTCCCACTTCTCGGGGAGCGTTTCGGTGAAGAATGAACTGGTGCCCTCGATGAAGCTGTCCCATTTTTCAGGGAGCGTTTCGAAAAAAAAGGCTTCTGCTGTTCCTACTGCAGTTCCGAGCATTTCGCCGATGTTTTCAGCGGAGAAAAACTCCTTGATCTCGTCGGCTTTGCCTTTCCAGTATTCTGCAACGTCCGCGCCCCAGTCCTTTGCGCCCTGCCAGGTATCGGCAGCGCCCTGCTTGGTGTTTTGCCAGCCTTCGCTGGCTCGTTGTTTGGTATTTCCCCACCAATCGCTCACACCCTGCTTGGTGTTTTGCCAGCCCTCAGAGGCGCTTTGCTTGGTGTTGCTCCACCAATTTCCCACGCTTTCCTTGGTTTTGGCCCAGCCCTGGGCATATTCTTCGCGCTTTTCTTTGGGCATCGCCCAGTCCTTGACGCTTTCCCATGTTTGGGATCGGGCTTCCTTGCTGCCGAAATGGTCAGAGAACCATGCGCCCAGCTTGTCGCCCCATTCATCGCCTTTCCAAAGAGCTCCGACACCGCCGACACCGGCACCAATTAACGCGCCTGCTGCTGTGCCGACAACAGGCACAACAGAACCGATCGCAGCGCCTGCAGCAGCTCCGCTTCCGACAAGGCCGAGTTTTGTGCCTCCCCGGTCATATTCTTTGTTGACAAGGTCGTTGACGCCAGAAATAACGCCTGCTCCTCCGGCGATTCCTCCGGCTGCTGCACCGGCTCCAACGCCGACAAGCCCGAGACCAGTAGCTTGCGATCCAAGCCCCCAGCCAAGGGTTCCCAGCTTAAATCCGGCAGATTGCAGCAGGCTCATACCTCCTGCAGCTGCTCCACCGGCTCCGGCTGCTCCTGCAGCGGCTCCAGCTCCTCTGGCTTTGGTGAGGAAATCCCACGCGCCTTTGCCGCCTTTTACAAGGCCGCCTGCGCCTTTGAGCAGTTTACTGCCTCCAAAGGCCAACAGTCCGGCAGAGATCCACGAGCCTGCGCTTGCCTTTTCGCCGCCTGGTAAAATGTCAGCGGCAGAGCCCAGCGCTCTTTTCAGTGCTCCTTTGATGGCATTGCCGACGCCTTCTCCGTCAAAGCCTTCTGCAAAGCCTTTTCCAAAGCTCGCCCCGATGCTCGCTCCATCATCAGCCGCTCCGGCTGCGTCAAATCCCAGGATAGCCATCAAGCCACTGCTGATTCCGGTTCCCAGCCCTTCTCCAAAGGAAGCGGCTTTGTCAGCGAAAACCTGCTTCCCTTTGGTATCCCACCAATCAGAGAAAGGCTCCGCGATGATCTTGTCCCATGCGATGCTGATTCTCTCAAAAGCAGATCCGGCATTCTGGAATTCGTCGCTGTTGAACACCTCATCTGCCCTTTTTCCGACCTTTTCCAGTCCATATACAACCTTAGTACTCAGTTCTTCGCCCAGGTCTTCCAGGGCAATTCCCCATTTTTCGATTTTGGGGCTTGTCTTATCCAGGTACGCAAGGAATTTTTCCAATCCCTTGATTGTTCCCTTTTGCAGACCTTTGCCCCATTTTTCGATAATGCCGGCCTCGAAGGTGTCTTTGATCTGGCTCTTTAATCCTGTGACGGTACGGTTTGCCGTTTTGGTCATCATGCCATCAAATTCGCTCATACCGTTGATGATATGCCGGATTGCCTCATCTACGGGAACAAGACCGTCAGTGACCATTTCCTGTGTTTCCGCTACAGTCTTGCCGATTCCCTTAGCAAGGTAGTCCCAGCCTTTGATGCCGCCCTCTGTCAGCTGCAGCATTTCCTCTGCGGATACCTTGCCTTTCATCTTCATCTGTCCAAGGGCCAGGGTAACACGTTCAATGCCTTGTGCTCCTTGTCCTACGGCGGCTGATGCGTTACCGATTTTCTCCATATCACTCAGCACTGTTTTCGGGTCCCAGTTCATGGCCAGCATTCGCTGGGTGTTCTGGACGATGTCCATTGTTTCGAATGGGGTTTCGATAGCAAATTGCTTGATGTCGGCCATCATCTTATCGGCTTTATCTATTCCACCCAGCATGGTTTCAAATCCGATTCGGGCGGTTTCGATGTTGTCCGCCAAGGCGATTGGTCCGCCTACAAATTGCTGCGCTGCCATTCCGGTTGCTACCCCGGCGATCAGCGTCTGGATGGAAAAGAGCTGATTTTTGATAAAGCGCAGCGGTGCAGTCGCTTTGTCGACAATGCCGATTGTCGCGTTCCAGGTTCGTCTTCCAAAATTACGCCCGAGATTCTCTGCATATTCGATTTTGTTACTTGCCCGGTCTATCACATTGAGGGTCCCGCGAAAGGCGCGGCCTGTAAACTGAGCGGCGGAGGATAAGGCCCGCCGAATCCCTGGGGTGGCATGGTCATCGACGCCGAGTGAAGCGCGGGATCGGGTGTGTCCGAAACGATCCAGCTGCTTCTGGGTGTTTTTCATGCTCTTTTCAAAGCGGTCTGCTTGTTGCTGGGCTTTGCCCATCCCTGCGCTCATGCTATCCGTGAATCGCGCTTCCACGTCAATTACAACGGTATTGCCGTCTGTGATGATCATATTATCCTCCCTTCTTAAAGGCTTTTGCAAGTTCCACGATGGTCAGTGGGTGGTCTCCTTGCTCCGCCTCCCGTTCCATAGCACGATAGGTGCAGGCAAGTAAGAAGGCGCGTTCCCCTTTGTTTCGTTTAAAAAACTCAGAGGGCGTCATGTGTTGGTGATTCCAGATATATTCAAGGCATCGGGCCAGAGGGCTGGCCTCGATTAGTTTTTTGCGTATTCTGTCAGATCTGCATCATAGCCGCTGATCTCATCGATTGTCTCGATTACTGCGTCCTTTTCGCCTGCCAGCAGCAGCTTGTCCACTACTTCCGGTCCGGTCATGATGTCCAGCTGGTCCATCAGCTTTTTGTTTTCCCAGATCTTCTTCTGGTCTTCTTTCACGGTAGCCATGTAGATTTTGTGGCAGCGCATCAGCACAGGGTTATAATCCTTTTCAATTTTGGGCAGATTCTTGCCTGCAGGGTTCGGTGCATAGGTCGTTGCCTTTTTTCTTGCCTTCAGGATGTCATCTTCAGAAAGTGGGTGGACACGAAAGGAAAACATGTGCTTCCCACCTCTCTGAATGTGGATGGTTTTGATCAAGTTTTCGTCTGCCTGAAAGTTTGCGCACTCTAGCAGGCTTGTCAGCAGATCTTCCTCAGTGCGGTTGAGTTCCTCTGCGTTTGGGATTCCAGTTGTTTCTGTAGTTTTGATCATGGGCATTTGGCCGGCCTCCTGTTTTGATGTTTTTATATGTTTATATATGTTTTTGAGTGTTTTTTGTTGTTTAATGGTAAAAAATCCCCCCATAACGCATATATGGCGTTATGCCGCTGCTATTATGAGGGGATTTAAATTATTAAGCGACCAGCAGTGTTTTGATGAATTCCGGGATAGAGTTTACGCGGAAATTCCAAGCGCGGGAGATAATCTCTCCTGGTGTCAGTTTCATCAAGTCCACGCTGCTGTCCGGGATGCAATGGCGGAAGGTTGTTCTTTCGGTCTGCCCGTCCCAGCGTTCCAGAGCGCCTTGGAACACCCAAGATGGTGTTCTGCCGTTGCGGATCGCGTTGATCAGCGGTTCCAGCATGACGTCGTCTCGCACCACAGCCTCTGTCAGCGCAAGGGAAATGGACACACCAGTGTTTACACCAAAAATTAAAATAGAGCCTACTGGTTGGAAATCTGTGTTTGTGATGTTAAGCGTTGCAGTAAATTCGTTTACCTCTGCAAGAAAAATGTTGACATCATCTACCTGCAAAAACAAACGGCCGTCCTTGCCGGTCATCACCTTGTTTGCAAGGTCTGTTGCCTGCTGTAAATAGTTATTCATATGACGCTACCTCCTTCTTTAAGAATTGCGGCTGAAGCGCAGATGATAGTTGACATAGATTTTTTCGAGGGTATCGATATCGTCCGCAGCCAGGATAAACCATGCGCTGTCCGATTCGTATGGGCGGTCTGGGTCTTCGCAGATGCTGGCTCCGTCAAAGAGCTTTTTCTCCGCGATCATCTCATTGAGGATGCCCTGTCCTACCTGGATGACATTGGCGATGCCGTCGTCGTCGCAGTTGACCTTTCCAATCAGCGGGGAGACATTTTTGTCCACACGCTGGAACATTTCAAATCGGGTTACGACGCGCTTGATCTTCTTCCAGCCCTCGTCCTGGTACTTATTCGGGGTGATGAGGGTGTTGACGCCGCTATCGATCCATACCTTTCCTTCAGGAGAAAGAGAAAATAGGATCATACCGTTGCGGATCGCATCCTCGTACTGGGAGTTTGTCAGCACCTCCATCAGGTCGGTTGCATCAGGGATTTCGGTATGTACAATACTCTGGTTGGCCTCGGTATTAGACACAATTCCCGCCAACAGTGCGACAGCTTTGTAGCCATTCACTTCGGTTGTTCCCTTTTTATATCCAGATCCCAGATAGATCATCTTTTCGTCATCAAATGAGGCCGCATGCTCTTTTCGGGTCGCGAAGTTTTCGCTAGTTGGTTCTCCTACCACACCAAGCGCCATCTTGCCGTTTGCATAAACGCGCTTGATGTATTCGTGCAGCAGGTAATGGACCGCGATTGTGGTGGTATCACTGCAAATGACGCGCCAATCATACGCTTCCAGTGCGTTAAATCCTGCACTGTACTCGGTGTTGCTTACCGTTGGGTCCTGGCCGCCACTCATAGCTTCCTGTGCTACGGCTTTGATGGTTCCGTCTCCTTCGGTCAGCTTTTCGGCTGTGATGTATTCGCTGTTTACATCCGCTACCGCCTTCACTAATGCATCCGGCTCATTTTTGCCTGCTGCAAAATAGATGCTTTCTTTAATCTCGGTGCCTTCGATGATCAGCAGCTCTTTGATCAGTTCGGCTCCCAGTTTCTGGCGTACAGTCAGGGTGAATGATCTTGTGCCTGGGTATTTCGCGCTGATTTTGACGACAGGTGTGCTGCCGGTACCGTCGTTGAGCTGTACCGATGCTGCTTTGCCTCCTGTGCCCAGCCGATAAGCATGGACACGGCGCGCGCCGCCCTCAAACAAGGCCAGGGCTGCGTCTACTGTTTTTGCAGTACCGAAGGCGTCCTTCAGATCGGTTGTGCTGTTACAGGTTACGACCCTGCCTACTGGGCCCCAGTTTGCCTGGATGGTAATAGCTGCGATGCCGTAGTCCACTTTGGTGGTTCTTTCAGTCGCGGCATTCTCATACCGCTGATAAAATCCAGGACGGATTTTCTTTTCGTCCTGATAGTAAAATTTAGCCATGATCTAGCCCTCCTTTACTACGGTGTCATTTTTTTGAATTTGTCAACGAAAGCGGCTGCCTCTTTTAAGGTGGCTGATCTCTTGCCAGCGTACCGAAAGGCTGCAAGAATCAGGTCCGGAGAGGCGTCCAGGAGGCTGCTCTGCGCTGCATATTCCTCCATGCTATAAACGCTCTCCTTTTCTTCTTTTGAGGCCATAGGGGAGCTCTTGGTCGGTATCTCGTTCTGCTTTGCCATGATGTATCACTCCTTACCGTGTGCCATATGGATATGATTAAGTGTTGGCCGCTGTGGCAGTTTCCGTGTAATGCCGTATTCGCCCAGTACCGTGATCTGTCCTTCTTTGAGCGGATCGGCATTGATTTTGGCGGTGATCTGCTGGAACATCAGCGGAGAGTTATCAGGAAAGATAAGGCGCGAAAGTTCATCGAGTCTGTCTGTCATGTTCCTGACAAGTCCGTTTCTCGCAATCTCCCCTGGAGCCATAACAAAGCCGCGCAAGGTTGCTGTCCGCCATGTACAGGCCCAGCTATCCGGTATTCGGCCTGGTCCGATCTGCTGCAGGTTCCAGTAAACTGCGGGGGCTGTGTTTGTTGGTTTCCACACGTTTGGCAGTGCATCAAGTCCGATGATTTTGGCGTCTGGGTATTCATCTTTGCACCAGCTGTTTAAGCGCTGCACAGGATCTGGCGCGCCCGTCTCTTGGTTAGGATAAGCGGATAGAGAAAAGGTCAGGGTCACGCCGTTTATATTGCTGCCCTTCCCGGTCTCTACCTGGAATCCATCAGTGCGTTCCCAAATTGCAGCCATCGTCTGTGCTGTATCGCTAAAAAAATAGCCATCGATCAGGCTGCGGACAGTCGGCTCCAGGTCCTCGGGGTTGAAACTTCCAGCTGCGCAGAAGATGTCGATGCTCAAAGTGCCGGACGTTTTGCGCTCTGGGTCCCCTTGCATATCCACGCCGTACACCAGCCTTGCGTATTGCGATCCATCCGCCCAGCCCGGGTCCATGTCTCCAGGAGCCTCCTCGCGGAAGATGGCGGGTTTTCCCTGGTAAGTTGTCAGCAACTGCGCCAACTCCGCGCTTGCGATTAAGTGTTGATAAAGGGTTTCTTCAAACATAGGGGGTGCTCCTTATACATAAGGTTCTTTGTAGATTTTGACTGCTTTGTTATAGGCTTTTTTCAGGATAGCTTCTTTGTACGGTCGTGGTGCCATATTTGGAGTACCTTCCTCCAAAATATCACCGAGTTTATGGCCGTTGACGGTGATTCCGCTCTCAATAACGGCATGGATGCTGGTTTTTGAGGATGTTGAATCCATAAATACGCGAGGTTTCCAGCTGTTGCGGAATGTTCCTGTTCGAACAGCCGGAGCTTCTCCTGGAGCGGATGCGGTGTATTTTTTGTAGGTGATTGTTGCTGTCTTTTTCCGCTTGTTATATTTGATCCTTCCGGTTCCAGGTACGTTATATCGTTTACCGCTACGTTGCCCTCTCAGTACGAGCTGGGAGGCGTTACGCAGCTCGTTTGCAACACGGAATCCGCGGCTTTTCATCTGGAATGTGACGTTGGTTTCCACCATGTCTTCGACCAGTTCTATCTGATTGCTGATCACGCCGCTCATTGCAGGTCATTTCTTTCCTGGACATAATACACGACGAAGTGTTCCAGCTCTCCAGGATTCTTGGTTCCCTGTACATGAAATTTCCGCGTTGCTTTTCCCTTCCCAAGGGTCAGGACATCCTCTGCCTTCCCGCAGTTTTTAACGCCTTGCTGGACGATGGTGTGGGTGATCGGATGTCCGTTCTGTTTCCACTGTTCTTGTTCTCGTTGGTTTGCCTCGCTCAGGATACCTTCGATGGTACCGGATGCAATCAATCCGCTTTTTCCCGGTCGGCCTGATGCGGATAGCTTCCCACTGCGTTTGTGTACTGTGAAGGTTTGAAAGCCTTGACCTGGCCGTAAAAGACCACCAAACATGGCCACACCTCCTTATCTTCTCGGGTTCCTGTGCATATCGGTATGAAAATAGAGTTCCCCGTCCTTCGGTCCCAGTGCTCTGGGATCGGACAGAGGGACACTCAGAGCAGCCATTTCCTTTTTGGCTGCTTTGAGCATCTCCTGCCATCGTTCCGCCCGCTGATTGAGCGAATAGGAAAGTCCGGCGATGCTGGTGTCCACTTCGTATGATAGCTTCATGCAGATGGCCTGCAGGCAGCGGAACTTCGCTTTTTTCCAGCTCAGTTCCTCCGTCAGAATTGCCTCGTACTCCTGATCGCACAGGGGGCTTGTCATGGGCCCTCTATCAATCACTGTGTCTCCCAGTTCAAACCGCATTCTGTCCTTTCCTTTGGCAGATATCCTTGCAGGATCGTAGGTATAGGTTGCTGTTCCCGGGGTTTCCGGTACTTCCGGCATATTTACTCACCGTCCTTTAGCAGCTCCTGGCGGCCCTCTGTGGTGTTTTCAGAGTTGTTATCAGGTGTTTCCTTGGATTGTTCGCCCGGGCTCTGTTCGCTGTCCAGGGCGGTGTCGCCGCGCTTGGACGCTGCATCCTTTATCCCTTTGCGAGGATCCAGGCATTGGATGATCTTGAGCAGGTTTTTGCTGTGGATGTCTGCAATCTGCTTTTCGGCATCCGCTACGGTCTGCTGCAGGATGCCCATCGCCTGCACCACTTCCTCTGGCGAAAGGTCCACTACCTCCAGGCTGTCTCCGTCTCCGTAGAGTGGGATACTGATGGTTGTGATTTCCTCTGCCTGCGGGTTTGGGGTGTTGCTTTTGGCGATTACGCCGTAGCTGATCAGATTGTCCACTGCTTCCGGCAAGATGGCTGATTCGGGGATGGTTTCCCCGATGCGGTATGGGACTCCGGCAAAGGTGCAGGGACGTTGTGCGATGTACATGCTATCAGCTCCTTATTAGGTATTGACTCTGGTTTATACGCACTCTTTCAAAAATACGGCCAAATCATCAGATGTTTTTTTCATATCAGCCGAAAAAAGGCCCTCGATGAATTCCGAATGGGTACCGTTTTCGCCTGGCCACTGCAGCACCGGTGTGTAGCTGCCATTTCCAAGCATATCCCAGGTGAAGATATATCCAGCAGACGGCTCCTCGATGGATGGGGTGTCTGGTGCGTATGCCAGCAGCGCCGAGGTTGGTTCGCAGATAAAATGCATATCCTCTGCAGATCCGACCTGGCTTGCGTTGTAGATGGAACTGCACACTTTGACTTCCTTCATGCCGAACAGCTCCGCCAGAACGCGCTCATTGACCGTTGCAGGGTTTGCGCTGGAACCTCCGAACTTGACGCGTTCTACGATGCCTGGATGCTTTTTCAGGGCATTGTATGTAAGCTGTCCAAGCACCAGCTTGTTTGGTCTGCGACCGGTATTCTGTTTAACCTCCGTGCAGAGATCATCAAACAGGAGGATCGGATCAGAGTTGCCATCGGTAAATTTGATAAATTTCTTATTCCCTTTTTCGTAGGTTGTACTTCCAGACCATTCGTTCTTCCAGATGCCAGCCTTGAAGAAATTTTGCGAGAAGACCAGGTCCTGGTGGAGGTTCATCTGCTCTGCGATGAAGCGGGTTTTGGCGTTGCGAGGATTGGCCATTGCAGGGCCGCGCTGACGCTGGTAGTTGAGGGTGCTGATCTGGTCGATGCCGACAATGATCTGGTCGACGCCACAGCTGTACGATCCGTCCAGCTGTCCCATCTGTGCAGGCTCAACCTTACCGAACTGTGGTTTTCTACTCATGTTATCTCGGAGCAAATCCGCTTTAGAGAAGGTGAAGTATTTTCCTGCAGAAAGCTGAACCGGACAAATCGGGAAAACGGATTTTGCCACGTACTCACTTGCGTTCTGGAAGTACATCATGGCCATGTTTGTAAGGTATTCATGTGGGACAAAAATTCCCTTCTGGATTTCCGCCTGGATAGTGGCGGTTGTTACTGTACCAGTACCGTGCATATTCATTCGCTCCTTTGTTGCTTAAGCAGTAGCTTTGCCATTTCGGGCAATAATGATTTTTACATATACGTCTTTGGCGGATGCCGCTTCCTTGGCGATGCCCAGGATAGCGTTGCCTGTGGCCGCTTTGACAAAGCATCCCTGAGCATCTGCTGCTAAAAGCTCGCCTTTTTTAAAGGCTGCACCGGCTTTGCATAGACCGATGTCCTTGATCTGGATGTCCACGTCCTCGCCTTTTTTGATATTTTCCATGTTGGTCAGGATGCCGATGCCCAGCATGTTCTCGCCTGCTGCTGCAAGCACTACATCGCCATTGGCGTCATACTTTACAGCTTTGCCGCGAACGTCTGCAATTTCTGCGCCGGCTTTTTCGCTGATGGTGGCACTCTCGTTGATGCCAGTAGTTGTGTAGATCATATGGGGATCTCCTTTCTTCGATTAGATTAGCCTCGTTTGCTGTAGGAGTTGTCGTATTCCTCCATCAGGTCGGGGTTGTTTTCCCACGCCTTGGCAATGGATTCATTGTAGGACAGTTTGGCATCTGATTTACGCAGCTCTGCAGCGGCTGTCTCAATCTTCTCTACGGGGGAGCTGCCGCCCATGCTGCCGGCGCCGCTCTTACCGATCTCAGTAAAGAGGCTGCTTTTG